GTGAACGTGACGAGCACGCTCACCGACGGCGGGGGGATCGCCTCACTCACGAAGTCCAAGGTCCTCAAGGACTTCGTCGCAGACACGCTCATGGGCGCCTCCGCGGCGCTCGTGGCGGTCGGCGTCACCGGCATCGACATCGCGGCCGCCACGCCGGCGGTCGCCGCGACCGCCATCGCCAACGCGCTCATCAGCGCGGGCTACCGGACCGCGCTCCGCTGGGCGACCTCCTGATGGCCATCGATGCGGCGATCGCCGCGGCCGCGCACCCGCCCGTCGCGCAGCGCTGGCAGGGCACCGTGGCGATGCCCTCGACCGGCCGCGAGGTCCGATTCGATATCCCGTCCGACCTGACGCCGATCGAGCTCATCGAGGTCCTCGGGTTCATCTCGACCCAGCTGCCGCACGAGCTCGCGAAGGCCCAGCACCCCCGGCCCCGCATCCTCGTCCCCCGCTGAGGGCGCCGATGCCTCGCGCCCTCCGGGTCTGCTCGACGCCCGGCTGTCCGACCCTCACGGACGCCGGGCGCTGCGCGGTGCACGGGCAGCCGGACAGACGTTCCTCGCGGAACCACCGGGGCGTCCCGCGGCAGGCGCGCGGCCATGGCGCACCCTACGACCGGGCCCGGGCGCAGCTCCGCGGACGGCCCTGCGCCCTCCGCCTGGCCGGCTGCACCGGCGTAGCGACGTCCGCCGACTACACCCGGCCCGGCGACTGGACAAGCCCGCTCCAGCCCGCCTGCAGCCACTGCCAGCGCGCCCAGGGCGGCCGCCTGGCCGCGGCGGCACGCCGATGAGCGATCGCGAGCTCCTGCTCTGGCAGCTGGCCGACCTGCTCGGGCAGTACGCCCGCGGCCGCCAGTGGTGGCGCGTCCACGTCCCCGAGTGGTCAGCGTTCGAGGAGCGGCTGGAGGCGGACCGATGAGCAGCGGCGGCGCCCGCGCCCGCTCCGGACCCCCGCCCGACCCGGACGCTCTCCGGCGCTCCCGTCCGTCCGACCAGGCCAGCTGGACGACGCTGCCGTCCGCCGGCCGCGCCGGTCCCCCGCCCGCCTGGCCGCTGACGCGCGCCACGCGCCGCGAGCTCGCCCGCTGGGCGATCGAGTGGGCCAAGCCCCAGGCCGTGATGTGGGAGGCCGAGCACCAGGCCGACCAGGTCGCGCAGTACGTGCGCGCCTTCGTGGAGGCCGAGCGCCGCGGCTCGTCGGTCACCCTCCGGACCCACGTCAAGCAGCTCGAGGAGATCCTGGGGCTCTCGCTCTCGGGCCTTGCCCGCAACCGCTGGCGCATCAGCGATGCCGCGGCCGCCGCGGCGGATCCCCGGCGGCCGGCGGCCACCGGCGGGGGCGCCCGGGCCCGGCTCACCGCCATGGGCGTGGGGGTCGTCGATGGCGCCTGAGCGTCCTGACCGGACCATGGCGATCGTGCCCTCGTGGATCGAGGCGCACTGCGTCGTGCCCGACGGCTTCCGCTTCGGCGCACCGTTCCGGCTCTACAACTACCAGCTGCTCTACATCGCCAACTTCTACCTGGTCCGCGGGTCGGCCGTCTGGGTCCCGGAGGCGCCGATCCTCGCGCCCTCGTTCGTCTACCGCTCGGGGCTCATCGGCGGCCCGCAGAAGCTCGGCAAGGACCCGATGAAGGCCGCGCAGATCTGCGTCGAGGGCGTGGGCCCGGTCGTGTTCGCAGACTGGGCCGGCAAGGACGAGGGCTACGCCTGTGCGGACTGGGGGTGCGGGTGCGGCTGGGAGTACGCATACGAGCCGGGCGAGCCCAAGGGCATGCGCTGGCCGACGCCGCGGATCCAGATCGCCGGCCTGTCCGAGGACAACACCGACAACACCTACGGTGCCCTGCGGCCGATGATCGACAACGGTCCGCTGCACGACCTGATCCCCAAGACGGGCGAGGAGTTCATCCGCCTCCCGGGCGTCGGCGACTCCTGGATCCGCCCGGTCACGAGCTCGGCGCCGTCGCGCCTGGGCAACCCGATCACCTTCGCCTCCCAGGGCGAGATCGGGCTCTGGACCCCCCGCAACGGGATGGTCCTCTTCGCCCAGACGCAGGGCCGCGGCCTCTCGGGCATGGGCGGCCGCGCGTCGGCCGACACGAACGCCTGGGACCCGAGCCAGGGCAGCGTGGCGCAGATGCGCTGGGTCTCGAAGGCCACCGACATCTACCGCCAGTTCATCCAGCCGCCCTCGACGCTGTCGTTCAAGAACAAGGCCGAGCGGCGGAAGATCTTCCAGTTCGTCTACCCCGCCGACACCCGCCGCGAGAACGGCGGGCATGTCGATCTCGACTCGATCGACGCCGAGGCCGTGGAGCTCATGGAGACCGACGAGCCGCAGGCCGAGCGCTTCTTCGGGAACCGCCTGGTCAAGGGCGGCGGCAAGGCCTTCGACTCGCAGCGATGGCGGGACCTCCGGGTCACCCGGCCCAAGGTCGTGCCACCCGGCTCCCTGATCGCGATCGGCGGCGACGGCTCGGTGCGCTGGGACCACTTCAGCCTGATCGCCACCGAGATCGCGTCGGGCTACCAGTGGCCCCTCGGCATCTGGCGCCCGGAGGACCACGGCGGCGAGATCCCGATGGCCGTCGTCGACGCCGTCGTGGACCAGGCGTTCGCGACGTTCGACGTCTGGCGCCTGTACCTCGACCCGCCGTACATCGAGACCTGGGTGGCCGCGTGGTCCGGCCGGTACGGCAGGGACCGCGTCGTCGAGTGGTGGACCAACCGGCCCAAGGCCATGGCCTACGCGACGCGCTCGTGGGAGGAAGCCCAGCGCAAGGGCGAGGTCAGCCACTGCGGCGAGGACCACAAGCTGTGCGCCCTCTTCACCGCGCACGTCGGCAACGCCGTCAAGGACGACACGGGCTACAAGGACGACGGCGGCGTGCTCTGGGTGGCCAAGAAGGACCGCAAGGGCGGCCCGGACAAGATGGACTCGGTCCCGGCCGCGGTCCTGTCCTGGGAGGCGCGCAACGACGCGATCACCGCGGGCGCGCTCAACACCGAGAGCACCCAGGCCTACGAGGGCCTCACGGAGGAGCAGGTCCTCGGCCGAATGCTCGGCATGACCGACGAGGAGATCGCGGCACGCTGGCCGCGGAATGCAGCTGAGGTGGAGAACGCATGAGGGCTATCCGGAACGTCATGGCCGCGGCTGCCGGCCTGGTCGCGCGCATCGTCAGGCCGTTCCTGCCGGCGCCCGGCTCGACCGAGGGCGCGGTCTACACGGGGATGGTCCTGCTCGCGGTCGGCTTCGCCATCGCCGGGTGGATCCCGGCCGTCTTCCTGGTACCGGGAGCGATCCTCGTCCTGCTCGGGTCCCTGCCGGCCATCACCGCGATGCGGAGGGGTGCTTGATGGGCGTGCTCGGTCCGGTCCTCGCCGCCGACGCCGGCCTCGGCCGTGCGCTCGACGATCGCTACTACCCGGGCACCTACGGGCAGCTCGGAGAGATCACGCCCGAGACCGCGCTGTCGGTGCCCGCGGTCTACGCCTGCACCGCGCTCATCAGCGAGGACATCGCGAAGGTCCCGTACGGCATGTACGAGGACATGGGCGAGGCCGGCAACAAGGCGGCGCCGGCACACCCCCTCCATGAGCTCCTGCACGACCAGCCCAACGAGTACCAGACGGCCCTCGAGTTCCGCGAGATGATCACCGCCTTCGCGCTCCTGCGGGGCAAGGGCATCGCGCGGATCCACGACGGCCGACGCGGGCCCGTCGACACGCTCGAGCCGCTCCACCCCGACCTCGTGACCGAGGAGACGACGAGGTCCGGGATCCGGCGGTTCAAGTACCGCAACCCGCGCAACGACTTCACCGAGGAGACCCTGCTCGCCGACGACGTCTTCGTCCTGCGCGGGCGGATGGGGCGCTCGGCGATCGAGTTCGCCCGCTCGACGCTCTCGCTCGAGATCTCCATGGAGAAGTACTCGGCGTTCATGTTCACGCGAGGCAGCAAGCACCAGGGCGTCGTGAGCTCGCCCAAGCTCCTCGCCGACCCCGTGCGCAAGGCGTTCCGCGCCGCCCTCGACGACTACTCGATCGACGGGCCGCGCGCAGGGCGGCCGCTCCTCCTCGAGGACGGCATGACCTGGCACGACGTGAGCCTCGCCAACCGGGACATGGAGTTCCTCGCCCAGCGCCGGTTCGGCATCGCGCAGATCTGCCGGCTGTTCCGGGTGCCGCCGCACAAGATCGCCGAGCTCGAGCGCTCGACGAACAACAACATCGAGCGCCAGTCGATCGACTATGTCACCGACACGCTTCTCGGCTGGGCCATCCGCTGGGAACAGGCCACCCGCCGCGACCTGATCCTAGCGACCGGCCGCTTCTTCGCCAAGCACAACCTCGACGGCCTGCTGCGCGGCGACGCCGAGTCCCGCTCGAAGGCCTACGCGCTGGCCATCCAGTGGGGCTGGATGACCCGCAACGAGGCACGCCGCAAGGAGGACTGGAACCCGCTCCCGGGCCTCGACGACCCGCTCACGCCGCTCAACATGACCCAGGGCCAGGACGGTGCGGTCGCCGTGACCTACGCCCAGCCCCTGGCGGCCCTCGGGCCCGGCGAGCGGTCCGCGGTGGCGGGGCACCTGCGGCTGTTCGCCTCGGACGCTGCGGCGCGCGTCGTGCGCCGCGAGATCGCGGCGATGCAGAAGCTCGCGGAGCGCTCCGCCGGCGACCCGGGCGGCTGGACGTCGGGCGTCCGGACGTTCTACGCCGAGCACGCCGACCACGTCACCCAGGCGCTGCACGTCTCCCCGCACGAGGCGCAGCGCTACAGCCGCGACCAGCAGGCAGCCCTGCTCGCCCAGGGCCCCACGGCCATGGAGGACTGGCTCGTCGATCGCGTCGACGCCCTGACGCACCTCGCCATGGACCAGGAGGACCTCGCAGCATGACCACGTCCCGCTACTCCCACGTCGCCGCGGCGGTGCTCTCGGTCCCCTGGGCCGTACATCCGCCCGTCATGGACGTCATCGTCGACGTCCTCGGCCGCCGGATCGCCGGCGAGCGCTTCACCGAGGACGAGCTCGCGGACCGGATCGCGACCGGGCGCACCGCCGGCCCGCGCGGATCCGCCGGCCCCCGCCGGACGGGCGTGGTGGGCCAGCTGCCCCTCTACGGCGTCATCGCCCACCGCGCCGGCTACTTCGCCGAGACGAGCAGCCAGGGCACGGCCGTCGAGACCCTGGCCCAGGGCTTCCGACAGCTGATGGCGGACCCGGAGGTGTCGGGCATCCTGCTCGACGTCGACTCCCCCGGCGGACAGATCAGCGGCGTGCCCGAGCTCGCCGAGGAGATCCGCGCCGCCCGCGGGCAGAAGCCGATCGTCGCGATCAGCAACACCCTCATGGCGTCGGCCGCCTACTGGCTCGCCAGCCAGGCGGACGAGATCGTCGTCACCCCGAGCTCGCTCACCGGGTCCGTTGGCGTCGTCATGGGCCACGAGGACCAGACCGTCGCGCTCGAGCAGGAGGGCCGCAAGGTCACCCTGATCCACGCCGGCGAGCACAAGGTCGAGACGTACCCGCAGACGCCGCTGTCCGACGACGCCCGGGCCCACCTGCAGTCCCTCGTCGACGAGGCCTACGGGCAGTTCGTCGCGGCGATCGCCAAGGGCCGCGGCATCAGCGCGTCCGACGTCCGCGGCAGCTTCGGCGGCGGCCGCGTGCTCTCGCCCAGGGAGTCCGTCAGGGTCGGCATGGCCGACCGGGTCGACACCTACGAGAACACGCTGTCGCGCCTCGCGAGCGGCAAGGTCGCCATCCGCGAGGGCCGGCGGGCCGAGGCTTTCCTGGCGCCCGCGGCCGAAGTCGACCCCGCGGCGTTCCTCGCGGAAACGCCGGACCGGTCCGTCGAGGCCGAGGCCGCCGCGGCGGTCGCGCGCGCCCGGGCCGGCGCCCGGTGAGGCGCCTGTGGTGCGACGGGCCCACGTGCTGGTCGCACCCCGACGGCCGCGAGCATCACGCCGCGCCCTGCCCTGAGGCAGACACGCTCCACGCGAGGGGGCACCTGCTCGACCACGCGCTCACGAACCTGCTCGAGGCGCTCGAACTCGAGCTGCGCGGGACGCTCGCGGGACCGTGGCAGCTGCTGAAGATCCGGATCCGCGCCGCGGCCCATCGGGCCCGGCGAACACTCGCCCGATAGGGGCTTGACATCGGATCGGCCACGTAGCTACGTTCGTGGCCGATCGAGGTAACTGAAGAGGCCTGCGGGAAAGGTCGAAGCCGACGCTCATCGGCCGCCCGAGGTGAACACAGAGCGCAACGCCCAATGGTCGCGCGCAGCTGTTGTCCAGTGGAAACACTGGCGCCGGCTGCGCGTTTTGTGTAACCGGCGCCCAAGCCGGAGAACACACCATGCGGCTTCTCGCGATCCTCCAGGAGCGGCGCAAGGCGCTCAAGGCTGAGGAGGATGCCCTCATCGCGGCCGCGGAGGCCGCGCCCAGCCCCGATGCCACCCTCGCGGCCCTCGCCTCGTCCGCCGAGCGCCGCACGGCGATCGCCGGCGAGCTCACCGCCGTCGACACCGAGATCGCCCAGGAGGCCGCCCGCCGCGAGCGCGCGATCGCCGAGCCGGCGCTGCCGGAGCAGGCATCCGCCGCGGCCACCGGGATCGTCATCGAGGCCGTCCGGCCGACGTCGGACAGCAAGCCCCCGACGCCCTTCGCCTCCTTCGGCGAGCAGGCCGTGGCGATCCGCCAGGCCGCCATCGACCGCGCCCACGGTGGCGCCCCGGACCCGCGCCTCGTCGCGGTCCAGGACTACGCCCGCATGCAGGCGGCCGCATCCGGCCTCAACGAGACGGCCGGCTCCGACGGCGGCTTCGCGGTCCAGACGGACATCACCGACCGCTGGATGACCCAGATCGAGACCGAGGCCGTCCTGTGGCCGGCCGCCACGCCGGTCCCGCTGTCCCCGGGGTCCAACGGCGCCAAGATCAACCTGATCGACGAGACCAGCCGCGCGACCGGCTCGCGCTTCGGCGGCGTCCAGGTCTACTGGGAGCCCGAGGCGACGGCCGCCACGGCCAAGAAGCCGAAGATCACGAAGCTCGAGCTCTCGCTCGCGAAGCTCTTCGGCCTCGGCTACCGGACCGATGAGATCGGCACCGACTGGACCGCCAGCGGCGCCCTCATGGAGCGCGCGTTCGTCTCCGAGATGGCGTTCACCCTCGACGACGCCGCGGTCCGCGGCAGCGGCGCGGGCCAGCCGACGGGCTTCCTCAATGCGCCGTGCCTGATCTCGGTCGCGGCCGAGGCCGGCCAGGCCGTCGACACCGTCATCGCCGAGAACGTCTTCAACATGTTCGCCCGGATGCCCGCGCGGTCGAAGCGCCGGGCGGCCTGGTACACGGTCGGCGACCTCTGGCCGCAGATCTACCGTCTGCACCAGGTCATCGGGACCGGCGGCGTGCCGCTGTTCATCCCGTCGGGCGGCATCGGCGAGACCCCGGGCGGCTCCCTCCTGGGCCGGCCGGTCATCGAGATCGAGCAGGCCTCGGCCCCGGGCGACGTCGGCGACTTCACCTTCGTCGACATGGCGGAGTACCTCCGCCTCGAGAAGGGCGGCATCCAGCGCGCGAGCTCGATCCACGTCGAGTTCCTCACGGACCAGGAGGTCTTCCGCTGGATCCTCCGGACCAACGGCGCACCCGGCTGGAAGTCGGCGATCACGCCCTACAAGGGCACGTTCACCAAGAGCCCCTTCGTCGCCCTGGCGGCCCGCTGAGCGCCGCGCTGAGCGGCTGAAAGGAGCACACCGATGTCCGGCCTCCTCCTGGAGCGCTTCCACATCATCAAGGGCAAGGACCCGGTCGCCGACGCGTTCTCGGGCGCCGTCGGCTCCGACGTCGTCGACATGTCGGCGTTCGAGCGGGTCCTGTTCATCCGCCACGACGGCGTCGGCGCCGTCGGCACCTCGACCGTCCAGGTCGAGGCGTGCGACGACACCACGCCCACGAACCACACGCCGATCCCGTTCCACTACCGCGAGGTGCTCACCGGCGACACGGAGGCCGCGGCCGCGGCCGCGACCGTCGCCGCCGGCGTGGCCACGACCGCCCAGAGTTCCAAGCTCGTGGTGGCCGAGGTCCACCACAGCGCGCTAGCGGCCACGGGCTACCGGTACGTCCGCGCCCTCTTCACCGAGGTCGCCAACGACCCGGTCCTGGGCGGCGTCCTGATCCTCGGCGAGGCCCGTCTCGCCGGTGCCATCAAGGCCTCCGCGATCGACTGAGCGGCTCACGCCCTCCCGTCCGGCCCTCGATCTCCTCCTCGAGGGCCGCGGGGAGCGCGGGACCCGCCAGCTCCCAGAGGCGCCGAACCACGGCGCGCAAGCGACACGCATGGAGGCCCGAGGCCGATGCCGGTGACCAACGTCCGCTCGAAGTGGAGCGGCGGCAACCTCATCTTCGAGAAGCTCGACGGGTCCGCCGTCTTCGGGATCCCGGCGGTCGCCGGGTCGACCACGAAGGCCGCGGCCACCCTCGCGGTGCCGATCACGCACCGCGCGGTGGTGATGACCACGGGCGTCGGTGCCGAGGCGCTCACGCTCGCGAACGGCGCACCCGGCCAGATCCTGACGCTGATCCTCGGCACGGACGGCGGCGGCGACGGCACGCTGACCCCGGCCACCAAGACGGGCTTCGCGACGATCGTGTTCGCCGACGCCGGTGACAACGCGACCCTCATGTACATCGACGACACCGTGGGCTGGGTCCTCCTCGGCACCGCGGGCATCGCCGCGCCGCCGGCGATCTCGTAAGCCATGGCCGGCACCATCACCCTCACCAGCCACAAGAGCTTCGGGCTCGTCCGGCGCCTGGTCGTCGACTGGGTCGCCGACGCCGCGGACGCGAGCGTGCCCGCGCTGGCCCTCCCTGCGATCGAGGGCTACCTGCTCGCGATCGAGACCAACCCGGGCGCGACGGCCCCGACTGCCAACTACGACATCGCGCTCAACGACGCCGAGGGCGTGGACCGCCTCCTGGCCGCCGGGCAGAACCGGCACACGACCACGTCCGAGATCGCGAACGTCGTCCACACCTCGAGCTCGAACCACCCGGGCGTGTCGGTCGACGAGACGCTGACGCTCGCGATCAGCGGCAACGCCGTCAACTCGGCCACCGGCCGGGTCGTCATCCTCTACGCCCCGGGCCCGGCCTGACCGCCGTGACCACGTACGCCGACGTCGCGGACGTCGTCCTCACGCGCCGCCAGGCCACGGCCGACGCACGGTATCTCGCCGCCGTCGAGCAGTACCTCGAGGACGCGACGGAGGACCTGACCGAGGCCATCGGCTACAGCTTCCACCGCCAGCCCGACGCCGGCGACGCGACCTGGACCGTGTCCGGGACGGGCTGCGAGATCCTCCACGTCCACGAGGGTCTCGCCAGCCTCACCGCGGTCGAGATCCGGCACTCCGCCGCCGACGCCTGGATCGCCCTGGACGCAGGCGACTGGGTCCTCGAGTCGGAGCCCGGCGAGCCGCTCGTCCTCGCTGGCGAGCCGGCGTTCCACGTCGCGCTGCTGCCCACCGCCACCTACACCGCGTTCCCCCGCGGCCGGCAGCTCGTGCGCCTGACCGGGGCCCGCGGCTGGGCTGCCACGCCCACCCGGGCGCGTGCGGCGACGGTCGCGATCGTCCGCCAGCGCCTGGGGCTCGACCAGACCGGCCAGGGCGGCGCCTTCGGCCCCGAGGAGCTCGGGGCCCGCGTCGGCCCGGACCTCTGGCCCAAGGCCGCCTACGACGTCCTCGTCCGCGAGCGCGGCCGCCACCGCGGGTGCTCGTTGTGAGCCTCACGATCACCGTCTCCGGGACCAAGGAGGCCAGGCAGCTCTGCCGCTCGCTCAGCGGCCGCGAGCTGCAGAACCGGACGCGCCGGGGCACCCGCGCCGGCGCCAAGGTGTTCCGCACGAAGGCGCGCGCCGAGGCCAAGAGCCGCCCGGATATCCCGGACTCGTTCGCGGTCACCAAGACCCGCGGCCACCGGAACCCGGTCGGCACCTCGACGGGCCCGACCTCGCCGCTCCTCAACATCTTCGAGCAGGGCGCCGACGACCACACGATCGCGCCCGGCTGGCAGGGATCCGGACGCGCCACCGTGACGCGCGGCGCCAGGTCCGGCATGTTCACCGGTCGCCTGCTGCTCTCGGGCAAGGGCGGCGAGCACTACCGGAGCCGGGACTTCGTCGCCGGCGAGCCCGTCCACCACCCCGGCATGGGCGCGCGCCCGCTCATCGGGCCTGTCTTCGACTCCGAGCAGGAGAAGGCCTCCCAGGCTGCGATGGACGAGTTCCTGCGGGGTCTCCGCTGATGGCCGGCAGCACCATCCTCGACGCGATCGCCGCGGTCGCCATCGACGTCGACGGGCTCAACAACGACGCGATCTACTCCGCCGGCGGTGGCGAGATCGAGGGCGTCAAGGACATCCCTGACAACCTGGCCGACGGGGCCTTCCCGGCGGTCGTCGTGCTCGGCGCGGACAAGACGGTCATCCCCGGCAGCTGGGAGCGCACGACCTGGACGGTCGAGCTGTCGATCTGGGTCCCCGATCTCCCGCCGCGCGGCGAGGTCTACCGCGACCTCGTCGACCTCGAGGACCCGATCCGCGAGGCGTTCCGCACGAAGGCGCGCGCCGGCGTCGCCGATCCCGCGGTGCAGGCCGTGCTGGTCACCGAGGTCGGCCGCGTCGCCGGGCGCCAGTGGCAGCGCGGAGACAACCAGCCCTGGTTCCTGGTCCTGCCCCTCTCCCTCCAGGTGACCGTCAACCGCGCCGTGACCTACCGGCCCAGCTGAGGAGTATCCCGTGCCGAAGACCAAGACCACCGATCCCGCCCTCCCGCTCGCGGACCCCGCGTCCGAGCGTGTCGTCCTCGCGTTCGTCGAGGGTTCCGCGCGGAACGTCGACGCGCCGGCGCGCGCCCTCACGGCCGCCGACATCGCCCGCCTCGCGTACCAGGAGGCGGCTCGCCGTGGCCTGGCCGACGGGATCCGCCCGGATCCGCACACCCCCGACCAGGCGATCGCCGGCGAGCTCGTCGAGGCGCTCCTGCGGTCGGGCCTCTACGTCAACGCCGACGAGGCCGCCCCCGCGGCCGACGAGTCCACGCCGGCCCAGCCGGCCACCACCACGGAGGGCTGAACCTGTGAGCGAGCAGGTCTTCAACGTCTGCCAGCTCGGGCAGCAGGCCGGCACCTTCGCCGCGCCGGGGCCCGCCGTCGCGGGCGCCATCCTGTTCCCGACGACCGAGCCGCTCAACGCGGACATGGACCGCGCCTCGCGGTACCCGTCGGAGGACCACGGCTACAACTGGGACGCCTACCCGGGCCGCGGCTCGCACGGCGTCCGGGGCGTCACCTTCAGCATCCCCGCCGAGGCCCGCTTCGGCGACCTCATGGAGATGCTCGAGATGCACTACGCCGGCGGCATCGTGCCGACCGGCGTGGGCCCGTACGTCTGGGGCTACGTGCTCGAGACGGGCGCGCCGACGCTCATCCCGGACACCGTCCGCTTCGGCTCCGAGACGACCCAGGACCAGTGGTACGTCCAGGGCGTGCTCATCGACGAGCTGACCGTGGGCTTCGACGACCTCGACGCCCCGGGCATCCACCCGTGGACGGTCGACGCGTCGTGCCTGGGCGTCACCAAGGTCGTCGATCCTCTCACGGCCGCCGTCTCGCCGCCCGCGGCCGCGGTCCTCGAGACGATGCAGGGGCACCTCTCGACGATCGCGTTCGGCTCGACCGCGACCGCGTTCGCCTCGCTGACCGAGCTCTCGGCCAGCCTCATCTCCTTCCAGATCAAGACGATGCGCCACCTGGTGCTGCGGCCCTACGGCTCGGCCACCGACATCGCCACGGGCTACGGCTTCAGCACCAAGTCCGAGGGCGAGGTCACGTTCAAGGTCAAGGTCAGCTCGACGTCCAAGTCCACGCTGCACGACGCCTGGAACAGCACGGGCGCCGCCCTGGGCGAGATCCGCGGCCGCGTGTCGGTCGACGGCAACGGCAACAACGCGGCGACCCTCGACTTCCGGACCGGTCTCACGGCCGTGCCGATCGGCGAGCGCGACGGCGAGCGCGTCTACGAGTGCACGGGCAAGCTCGTGCGCGACTCGACGCTCTCGGGCGCCGCGAAGTGGAGCATCACCAACGACGTCGCCACCCTCGCCTCCTAGGCCGATGAGCAACTACGTCGATCCCGAAGCGACGCGGCCCGTCACCATCGGGCCGTGCCGCTGCCCGGGCACGCCGCACGCGACGGACACGGCGGACATCGTCCGCCTGTTCGGCTACGGCGAGCGTGCCCGGATCCGCCAGGCCGGCAGGCTGGGCGGCACCGAGCAGAGCTACCTCATGGCGATCCTGCTCGGCGTCAAGCGCTGGAACCTCGTGCTACCCGACGCGTCGGCGCGCCCGATCGACGCCGAGCAGGTGGGCCGGCTCGACGAGGGGACGGTGCTCCGGATCCTGGGCGTCAACGCCGGCGAGGGCGAGGACCAGCTGCTCGGCGAAGCGTTCGCGGAGGAGGAGCTCCCTTTAGCGTCCGCCGCTCCCTCGCCGAGTGGGTCGCAGGAGAGCGGTACCCCCACCCCGACGACCCCGACGCCGCCGAGCTCTACGAGCACCTGATCATGGCCGAGCTGCGGGGCTGGGACCGTGACCGCTTCCGCACCGCGCCGCCGGCCGACGTCGCCGCGGCGCGGGTGATCGCGTACGCCCGCCGCTGGGTCCCCCTGCTGCAGCGCGACATCGCGTCCGAGATCGAGGACCTGACCATCGCGGACCAGGCGGAGAAGAACCCCCGCGCCGCGGGCGCGCACGAGCACAGGCGCCGCCTCATGGCGATCGAGGACCTCAAGGTCATGGCCAGGATGCAGGCGGAGATCCGCGCGGCCCTCGGCCTGGAGGCACGCTAGATGGCGAGCAAGATCCAGCGGGAGCTCGCGTTCCTGCTGACCGGCCGCGACGTCTCGGCGTCGAAGGCCATGACGAACCTCAACCGGAAGATCACCAGGCTCGAGCGCCACAGCGGCAAGGCCTTCAGCAACATCAGCCGCAACATGGAGCGCGGCCTCGTGATCGGCGCCGGCGCCGCGGTGGGCGCGATCGGCTACGCCGTCAACGAGGCCCTCAACTGGGAGTCCGCGTTCGCCGGCGTGCGCAAGACGGTCGAGGGCACGCCCGAGCAGATCGCGGCGATCGAGCAGGGCATCCGCGACCTCTCAAAGGTGATGCCGACCAGCGCCGTCGAGCTCGCGATGATCGCCGAGAGCGCCGGCGCCCTGGGCATCGCGCGCAAGGACATCCTGTCCTTCACCAGGGTCGTGGCCATGATCGGCGCCACCACGAACGTGAGCTCCGAGGACGCCGCCACCGCGCTCGGCCAGCTGCAGAACGTTCTGGGCCTGACCGGCGCCGACTTCAACAGCTTCGCGGCCGCCCTCGTCGACCTCGGCAACAAGGGCGCCAGCACCGAGGCGCAGATCCTGGAGATCGCGCGGCGCTCCGGCGGCGCCGCCAAGCTCGTGGGCGTGGCCAAGGACGAGACCCTCGGCTGGGCCGCGGCGGCCGCCAACCTCGGCATGCAGGACGAGATCGCGGGCACCTCGCTGCAGCGCTTCTTCCAGATCGTCCAGACCAACGTCGGGTCCGGCGGCAAGAAGCTCGACGCGCTGGCGAAGACCGCGGGCATGACGGCCGCGGGCTTCAAGCGGGCCTTCGGCCGCGACGCCTCGGGCACGATGGAGCGCTTCATCAAGGGCCTCGGGAAGATCCCGAAGGAGCAGCGCCTGGCCGTGGTCCAGAAGGTCTTCGGCAAGGGCACCGGGCTCACCCGCCTCATCATCGGCCTCGCCGACTCCTTCGACCGCAACCTCAACCCGGCCCTCGATGGGAGCCGCAAGGCGTGGGCCGATGGGACCGCCGCACAGGCCGAGTACGAGAAGCGGGTCCAGACGACCGCGGCCCAGCTCGACATCTTCAAGAACAATGTCAACGACGCGGCCATCACGGTCGGCAGCGCCCTGCTCCCGCAGCTCGTCGAGCTCAGCAAGGAGGGCACGGGCTGGATCACCGAGCACCAGGACGAGATCAAGGGCTTCGGCGAGGGCCTCGCGCGGAACATCCGCGACGCGGTGGAGTACGCGAGGAGCCTCGACTGGGACGCGATCGGCAAGGCCCTCGGCGCCGGCGCGGACGCGGCCAAGACGATCGTCGACGTGTTCACGAACATGCCGCCCGAGCTCCAGCAGCTGCTCGTCGGCGGGTTCGTGGCGAACAAGGTCACGGGCGGCGTCGTCACCGACGTCCTCGGCGGCATGGGCGGCGCACTGTTCAAGGGCCTGGCCCTCAAGACGCTCGGCATCCAGGCCGCAGTGGTCAACGTCAACGGCGGCATGGTCAACGGCGGCGGCATCCCCGGCGCGGCCGGCGGAGGCGGGACCCTTGCGAACTCGCTCCTGAAGGGCGCCCTTGGCATCGGCCTCGGCGTCGGCGGGTCGTGGGTGCTCGGCCAGTCCACCCAGCTCGGCGCCACGCCCGAGGGCGCTGCCGCCGGCATGCTCGGGGGCGGCGGCATGATCGCCGGTGGCGCGCTGATCGCGGGCCCGATCGGCGCCATGGCGGGATCCGTCCTCGCCGTCGCTCAGACGCTGCAGCAGCAGCGCGACGCGAGCTCCACCCAGGCGGCGGCCATCAACGCGAACCTGCAGGCAGGCATCGCAGTGAAGACGCCAGCCGAGCTGCAGACGGCACTCGCCGGCGTCGAGCAGGGCATCCACGACATCGAGAGCAACCCGCTCAACGTCCTCGTCGCAGGCTCGGCGCTCGACCAGCTCAAGGCCATGCGCGAGCAGCTCAAGACGCAGCTGGCGGGATCCGGCGCAACGACTCCGGGGACGATCGAATACGACCCGACAGGGTTCAAGAACAGCGCCAGCGGCGCCCCGATCATCAAGGGTCTCGGCGACACACACTCCGAGCAGCTCGCCACTACCCGGGCAGTCGATGCCGTCAAGGGCAAGCAGGCCGAGTCCCTGGTCGCGTTCCGGGCAGGCGAGCGGGCGACGCAGACGGCGGGCAATACCACCGCCAGCGCGTCCCGCATGGCCGGGGCCACGTCCGCGATGGCGACATTCAGCAGCGCGTCCCGCATCGTCTCCGCGCTCTCAGGCATCCGGCCCACCGTCAATGTCACCGTCACCGGCGTCCCCGGGGCCTCGGTGCGGTACGGCTCGCCCACGGGCTCGGCTGGTGGCGGCGGGCAGACGCGCAGGCCGGGCTGATGGCAGCACGCCACTACCTCCAGCTGGCGGACGGTTCCACGATCGAGGTCACCGACCGCGTCGAGATGTCCGAGGGCTGGAGGGTCACCGAGCGGGCGGAGGAGGGCTCCGTCGGGTCGGGGGTGATGTGGCTCAACGACCCGGGCCAGACCCTCGACGTGGACGGTCTGCGGGCCTACACGATCGTGGAGGATGCCTCAGAGGCGACGGACAACGTGCTGTTCGGCGGGCTCGTCGTGGACCCCGAGGTCTCCCGGGGGGAGAAGGGCTCGACCCATTACGACCCGATCGCGCGGGCGTGGCAGATCCAGCTCACCGATTTCAACGGGTACTGGAACCGGCGCGTGATGGTCGGGACGGACTGCCGGCGCCCGGCCGAGTCCGACGTGGCGCGGATGCAGTGGCTCCTCACGACGGCCGAGGCCGGGTGGCTGGACGACGCCACCACGTACCTCGCCACGAGCTCGCCGTCGAACATGGACAAGAACGACTATCGCGGGCAGTACCTCAACCAGATCGTCGACGACGGGGCGCAGCACACCGGCAAGAACTGGTGGGTGCAGCGGCAGGAGACGGGCACGGGCCGGGTCAACGTCGGGTGGTACGGCCTCGACGGTCTCACCACCTACTCGTCCGACCTGCTCCTGTCCAACGACCCCGCCGACTGGTTGGACGCCGAACTCGCGGCCGGGACGTCGACGGTGTGGCCGATCGACGACGACACGAAGCTCCGCCGCGACACCAGCCGCGTCTACGCCGGGGTGTACCTGCGGTACGCGAATGGGACCAGGGCCATCTACCGCCGCCGTGCCGCCTCCGTGACCGCCTACGGATACCGGGATTACGTCGCCGACTACCCGAACGTGCGGACCAAGGCCAAGGCCACCGCCCGCGCGTCGCGGCTCCTGGCCGACCTCGCCAACCCCGACGAGCGCATCATCGCGAAGGTCCGGCTGCCCAAGGGCAAGGCCACGATGCTCCGGGCCGGGATGCGGGTACGGTTCAAGGCGACCCACCTCCCGGGCTACACGGACTGGCGATGGATGCGCGTGCTGTCGGTGTCGATCCAGCCCGTTGGGGTGGGCGACCAGTACGACCTCGGGCTCGAGCTCCAGGGCCCGGGCGTGGCTGCGCCTGTCGCCCCCGCCGCGCTGGGGTTCATCGGCTCGTTCGAGGGCGGATGGCCCAACGGCGGCTTCTGGTATGCGACCCTCGAGGCGGCAGACGACGGGGTCCCGTTCAGCGTGGTCCTGTCCTCGGCCGAGATCGCCGCCGCCCCGCAGGGCTCGCTCATCATGTTCCCGACGGCCCTGCGGCACAAATACTGGCGCATCCACCTGACCGAGAACTGGAACACCGTGTTCCAGCCCGGCAACAAGTTCACCTACTCGGTCCTTGTCAACGCCGCCAACACCGCCGACCTGTTCGGCAACGGCTGGACGCCCGGCGGGACCAACACGACTGCCGTGACCTCTCGGGCGACACAGGCGTTCGTGGGGTTGGGCCCCGTGGACGGCTTCTCGATGGAGGGCTTCGTCCTCGGCAATCCCGTGGGCTCCTACGGGGGCCTGACCATGGACCAGACGGGGGGCTGGAGGCTCAACCAGACGGACATCGGCTACAACGTCCCGCGCACTCTCGACTACTACTGGACGTGGACCCTGTGAGCGACGGCATCAAGCCCACCCGCATCGAGGACACCGGGTTCCCGCTCCCGGACGAGGTGTCGATCGACGGCGCCTATACCGGCGACGACGTGGATTGGGACGCCGCCCCCGGCGTGGACGGGCAGGACCAGTGGAAGCAGCCCGTCCGCTGTGCCACCACCGCGAGCGTCACCATCGCCACGGCACTCAACGCGGCCGACGTCATCGACGGGGTGACCCTCGTGGCGGGTGACCGGGTCCTCGTCAAGAACCAGGGCACCGCGTCACAGAACGGCATCTACGTCGTGGGCACCACCCCCGCCCGGGCCGCGGACATGGACGACGACCTCGAGGTCCTCGGCGCCGTGGTCTACGTCATCGCGGGCACGGCCAACGCGGGCACGGTGTGGACCGTCACGAATACCGCTGCGACCGTCGTGGACACCGACGCGATCAACTGGGCAGCGCTCTCCGGCTGGTCCCTGACCGTCTCGGACGAGGGAACGCCCCTCGCCACCGCTGCCACCACGCTCGACTTCGTGGGAGCCGGCGTCACCGCGTCCGGGACCGGGGCGACCAAGACCATCACAATCTCCGGCGGCGGCTCGGGGGACAGCTCGGGCCAGATCGTCGCCATCTTCGACGGTGGCGGCGCGGCCCCGGCGGCAGGGGCCGTGGTCGACGTGCCGGCCCCCTACTCCGGGACCCTGACGTCCTGGGAGATGCTGGGCGACGTGTCGGGATCGGCCGAGGTCAAGGTCGGCAAGGACGTGGCCGCCAACTTCCCCCCGACCTTCCCCGCCGACCTCATCACGGCTGCGGCCCCGCCGACCCTGACCGCCGCCGCGCGGGCCGCGTCCTCGACCCTGACCGGATGGACCACGGCCATCACCGCCGGGGACATCCTCCGCTTCTCGCTCGTCTCCGCATCGACCCTCGGGCGCGTCACCTGCGTCCTCCACTACTCGCGACCGTAGGAGGTCAAGGCATGGCGCTCGTCTTCGGGGACTCGTTCGACCACTACGTCATCGCCGACATCGCGAAGAAGTGGACGAACGTGACCAACCTTGCCAGCTCGGTGATCGCACCAGCCTACGCACTGCCGCCCCACCAGGCCGGGCTCCTGACGGGCGGCAACGGCAACTACGAGAAGGTCCTGCCCGCCGCCTTGGGGACCTTCGTGTGCGGCTTCTGGTTCCGCACAGGGCTGCTCAGTACGGCGAGCATCATCGCCTCGTTCATGGACTCGGCGACCCCGGCGAACATCCACGTCAGCGTGCGATACGACACCTCGGGGCACATCACCCTGTGCCGCGATGCGACGGTCCTCGCCACGTCGGTGAACACGCTCTCGATCGACACCTGGTACCACATCGAGGTCAAGGCGACGATCGGCGATGCGCCAAGCGGCGCCTACGAGGTCCGAGTGGACGGCTCCGCGACAAACTGGATCGCGGCGGCCACGGGCGCCGACACGCGCAACGCCGGGAACGCGACCATCGGCTCGGCCAGGATCCATTCACGCAACACGTCCGACTCGACGACGACCAACCACCGCTTCCAGGACTTCTACATCCTCAACACGACGGGCTCGGTGGCGTCGGACTTCCTCGGCCCCTGCCGCTTCGAGGTGATGCGCCCGGGCGGCGTCGGCACCACGGCACAATGGACGGGCAACTACGCGGACAACTGGCAGAACGTCCGCGACACCAACGGCGATTCGGACTCGACGTTCAACCAGAGCAGCACGGCGGGGCAGACCGACCAGTTCGCCATGACGGACGTCCCGGCCGGGACGGTCCACGCCATCCAGCACGTCATCATGGCGCGGCGCGATGCTGGGGGCGCGCGAACCGTGCGGCCTGTCACGAGGATCGGGACGACGAACTACAACGGCACGAGCATGACCGCGGCGGCCTCCTACGTGTTCCTGACGGATCCCGTCTCCGTGTCGCCTGCGACGTCAACGGCGTGGACCGCCACGGAGATCAACGCCGCCGAGTTCGGCTACGAGCTGGTGAGCTGATGGCCCGCGCTCGCGTCGCTCAATACGTCGTCGAGGCGCTCGTCCCCACGGACGCATTCAGCCCGACGACCGTCACCGGAGCCGGCGTCTCGCAGTACGTCGTCGAGGTGCTGGTCGCGGGAAGCGGGTCGGCCCGCGTCTCGCAGTACGTGGTCGAGGCGCTGGTCACGGCCGACGACACCCAGACGACGCCCGGCGGCGGGGGCGCTCCGACTGCCGTCACGCGCGCGTACGGCTACGCGGTCTGACCCGAGCCACGCGACGACCGGGATGAGCATCGCGGGCAGGTTGTTCAGCGAGTACCACAGCCCGGCCTTCGGGCCGCGGGCGTTGAGCATCACTTGGACCCAGTCCAGCCAGAGCGGGAGCATCAGGACGGACACGATCGCCAGGAGCGCGAACGCGACCCACCAGCCCCTGGTCCGAATGCCGACAAGGGCGAACGGAGCAAGGGTCGGCTTCAGCAGGACGAGGGCGGCAGGCCAGCCCCAACACATCCCGAGCGAGAGGAACGCTACCTCCCACATGAGCGGGTTGCCCCACACCACGAACGAGAGCGTGATGGCCGGCGGAGAGACGAGCAGCGCCATCACCGGCCACGCCCACGGCCGCGGTCGAAGCCTCCAGAGTGCGGCCCCGGTGAGCGTGAGCGGGATCACCCACCACAGGAGGGCGGGCAGGACCGTGAACGGGACGAACAGCAGCATGGTGACGGGCGGGTAGAGCACCCGTCCGCTCACATCGACGGCGTAGGGTCCGGCAAGCTGGACGGCTGGGTAGAGGGGTTCCCCGGCCAGCATCCCGCGCGTCGTGTCGAGGTAGAGGGTGAAGTCCAGCCCGAGATTGCCCGCGAGTCCGCTTGCCGCCCATGCCCCGTAGGCGAGGGACGTCCAAGCCAGGATGCCGCCTGCCAGGCCGACCATGATCGGCCGGTACCACCTGTCGAGTCGCCCCGTGATCGCCCGACGAGTCCCCCCGGTCATCCCCTAGCTCCCCACGTAAGCCGCCGATGAGTGGCGGCCGCCACCATCATGCGCCCCGGGCAACGCGCGGCGTGCGGCGATCTCGTTCCGCGCGGAACGACCAGCTCGAGCGCCGGCGACCCGGGGGCATCAGCTGGACTCGCCCGGCCGTGCACCGTTGGTCGAGGCAACCGGGTCCATGTGGACCCTAGTTGGCACGAACCTGTGCGCCTGACGTCCCGAACCGCCGTGATGCCGGACAAATCTCGGGCCACCCATCCGAAGGTCCCGTTGGCAGGCGCACCACGCCCATCCATAGTTACTGGACCGCCAACTTGGCAGTGGGCGGCGACGACCGGTGCCGCTCCCCTCGATTCACGGGGGCACCCTGAGGAACGGCCCGGCCCGGCGCACGCACTGTGACGGGTGTGGGGCGTCGAAAGCGGCCCGCCGTGAGCTCCCGTGCTCGCGACGGGCCTCCTCTCTCCGTGGATCAGATCCAGGGTGCGACCGACGGGCCTCCGTGCCGGTGGTCACGAAGCGCGGTTCCCGGTGGCGCGAATCTCGGCGAATCGGCCGGGCCACGACGGGCCGACTGCGTGGACCGGACCGGCCTGGGGCACCATGCGTCGATCCGGCCGCGACGCGCTCCCCTCGCCTGGCGGCCGGTACCGGAGCGCAGGGCCGCAGGCACCCCGCGGCACCCGATGCCCGTCGCGCGTTCCCCCGAGCCGTGACGGGCATCGTCATGTCCGGCGGCTCGCGGGCGAACCGGGGGTCTAGCGCCCTGGCGCGTTGACTGCGATCGGGACCTCCATCACAGGGCGCCCGTCGAGGATTGCGGTCAGCCTGATTGTCCCGATCTCCTTGTTGCCGATCATGGTGTTGAGCCGTAGGTCGACGCGGTGGGCCGCCTGCTTGCTCGCCAGCCAGAATGTCGACTCCGGAGTCGTGATCTCCTCGCCTGACGGGTGCTGAATGATCAGCCAGAAGCGGTGCGGACCTGTTCCGCCGCGGAACTGAGCGGCGACCGCGAACTTGAATTCGATTCCAGTGTCATCGCCCAGCGGAGGGAGGCCAACCGAATCGAAGATGCCCTGGAACGAGATTTGCCCGTCGGAGTCCGGGACGATGGCGCGACACACGACCAGGAATTGGAGCACGGGCGTGATGTTCTTCGGTCGACTGGGCACTGCCTACTCCTTCTGGAGGAGCCGCACTAGCTCCCCCATACCGATGACCTCTTCGCGTCCGACGTCATGAAGGTCAGGGTCGTCCGTGCAGATCCAGCGCGCCTCGGTCTGATCCAGCACGTCGAAGAACATGTTGTCGTTCCGATCTCGACATCCCGTGAAGCGCGCGTCAACCCGGTGGATGTCGCTGGCGTCGAGCATCCCCGACCGAACGTCTTGGGCGGTGCGCGCAGTCAGGCGGCCGGCTACGCGCCAGGCATCGAGGCCGCGGTCGAACTCGGTCCACGTTTGCTCTGAGAAGATCGGGCGGATGATGCCGTCGCGGATGGCGTCCGCGATCGACGCCGCATGACCAGAACTTGCTAGCCCGCGGAGGAGAACGACAGTGTCGACGACACCTCGGAGTGGCCGCTCTGCTGCGAGGTGCCGAAGGTCACGCCGAGGATCATCACCAGCGGCGCCTGTGTTGCTCGGATCTCCGCGACGAGCAGAGTGACCTCGTCCGCGATCTGATCCTCGCTCAGGCCCTTGGTCTTCTGGCGGACCTGGTCGCGCGCCCGATCGAACGACCTCGGATCCTTCATGGTGGTGACCCCCTGCATGCTGGTGATGCAGCCACTCTACATGGCCGACGTTGACAATCCCCTGAGAGTGTCGTCCCATGCGCCCCCCGGACCAAGTGCTGGGTGACATTGACGAGTCATGCCGTCCCCGTCAAGAGACCTTCGGGCATTTGACGCCGGATGGGCAAGTTGCGGACCCGCTGTTGATAACTCGTGCCACCTTGGCTGTCACTGCTGCGGCGTCCATCCACACCGACCATCGAACATCGGGCCGATTCGGTGGACAGGTCCCGTTGCGGCCAGGCGGGCAGCCTGCCACGCTAGGACGCTCGACCGGTGACGCGGCGACGGCCGACCCAGGCGCTCCGGGTCGACATGAGGGGTGCGCCGTCCCGGGGGACGACCGTCTTGACGAAGATCCCGGCGCATTCGCGCACCGAACCCCGTTGTTCCTGCGAACCGGTGCCGTCATCGTGAAGGGCATGGGGCAAGAGAACACCGCTGAGCTCATGCTGCGCCGCCTGATGACCGAGGCCGTCGATCGGGCACTCCGCGAGCGTCTAGAGCCTGATCCACGATCTCGGCCAGCATCTCTCGAGCGCGATCGGCCCGGAGATCCACAACCGTCTCCTCGCCGTCCATTGCCGCGACGATCTCCCAGCGGCTGACCCCCAGGAGCCGGGCAAGCTCCGCGATGTGGTCGAGATTGGGCGGCCGCTCGTCCCGGAACCACCCGTAGATCGTGTCGGTGTCGACGTTCATGGCCTCGGCCAGGCCCACAATCCCGCGCTGCTTGCGCGTCCAGCGGGCGCCGATGTAGGCCCTCAGCCGCTGCCCGGGTGTCTCCGTCACCTGTCCGCCGTTCACGGGCACAAAGGTATTGACAAGCGTTAGTGGCCGGCATAGGCTTCGCCCCGGTAGATGCCCGTGGATCTCCGTCATGTGACGGATAGCATCGGGCAGCAGGAGCGGACGTGGGTTCTCCGGCATCGACACCGACCGAGCGGGTCCTCGAGCAGCAGGGCCGGTCGATCGCGTGGCTGGCCAGGAAGGCCGGCGTGTCGGTCTCGTACGCCTTCCGGATGCTGCGCGGCGAACGCCCAATCACCGACGCGTTCCGCGCCTCGGCGGCCGAGGCGCTCGGCGTGCCCGAGGACATCCTCTTCCCGGCCGAGACCGAGCAGGCGGCCTCGTGATGGGTGCCATCGTCCCGTTCGAGCGCACCCGTGGACGCGGCCGCCAGTCGGCGGAGGTCGAGGCCCTGCGCGACGCCCGTGACGAGGCCGTCGCCCGGGAGCTCGAGCGCCGCGATCGCGCGGCCGCCGGCCTGGCCCTCGTCCGCCGCGCCCAGCAGCACGCCGCGCGCGGGTGGGCCACCGCCGATGTTCTCGAGGTCCTCGAGGCGCACTTCCTCCGCGACGGCAACCAGGCGGTCGCGGCTCTCGCCGCCATGCGCGCCGACGCCGTCTGCCCCGACGGCGAGACCGTCCGGCACCTGGGCCACGGGAGGGCGGCATGACCGCCACCTGGTTCCCGTGGCGCTGGCGGGTGTTCGTGTTCGTCGCCTTCGTGGCGATGGAGTGGATCGGCCCCTGCCTGTACTACGGGCGTGCCGCATGAGCACCCAGGCTGCCGGCCGTGCCCGTCGCTGGACCCGCCGCGCGAACGACCCCATGGCCCGACGCCGCGCCGCCGCGGAGCTGACTCCCGAGGAGCTTGCCGGCGCCCTGGATGCGCCGTGCGAGGCCTGTGGCGCCAGGCTGCTGACGTCCGCCCAGGGCGAGATCGTCACGTCGATCGCGCGCCGGTACGAGCATGGCTTCGGCGACCTGGAGACTGCGGCGGACGACGTCGCGACCCTGCTCGGGATCCTCGAGGGGGCGTACGCATGAGCACCGCCCCGGCCGCCGTGGCCACCGTCCTGCTCGTCATGGTCATCGCCTGGCCGGCGCTCGCGTTCATGGTCCGGTGGCTCCTGCGATGAACGACCCGTACGCCTGGGCGGGCATCTTCGCCCTCGTCATCGCCGGCACCCTCGCCATCGTCCTGCTCGCGGCCGCCGTCGCGGTCGGTGTCGTCCTCGGCCAGGTCCTGACGCAGGCGCTGGGAGTCCTCCCGTGACCCGGCGCTGCGCCTTCGATCCCGGCTGCGAGCGCGAGCCCGTGCCGACGTCGGCCACCGGGATCGTCCACGCCAACTGCGCCGCCCACGAGCGCGAGGCGATGTCCTTCTTCGGCGAGCGCTGGCATGACCAGGCGCGCGCCGGCGTCCTGCGCCCGTCGGTCGTCGGCGGCGATCCCCTGCCCGCCCCTGCGGCCGGGGCCCACTCCCCCCTGGGCTCCGGCCGGAGCGGCGAGACGCGGGGCCTGACTCGCGTCGAACCGGCTGCCTAAGCGCGCTGGAGGACGGGCCGGACTCGCGCACCGGCCGACTGCAGCCCCCGGCCCGCTGAGGAGGTCGGGCCGGGGGACGCCACCCGATCGACCGCCCCCGACACCCGTCACGAGGAACCAAGGGAATGCCCGTCACCAAGGCGCCGAAGGTCACCTGGCGCGCAGGCCGCGACCGCGTCGCGCACGCCCACACGCCAAGGGCCACGCGCACGATCTGCGGCGAGCCGGTGGTCGCCGAGAACCTGTCCTGGCCGGAGCTCCGCCACTGCATGGTCTGCACCGCGGCGCTGACCGACAACCCTGGGCTGGGGCTCTGATGGCCGCGACGCACGAGGCGCTCCCGGCGATCCAGCGCACGCCCGAGTGGCTCGAGGCGCGCCAGCACGGCATCGGTGCATCCGAGGCCGCCGCGGCGCTCGGCCTGTCGCGCTGGGAGTCCCCCTACGCCCTGTGGGCCCGCAAGTGCGGCCTGACGCCGCCGCCCGAGCCGAGCATCCCGATGCAGATCGGAACCGCGCTGGAGCCGATGATCGCCGGCCTGTACCAGGCGGAGACCGGCATCGCGCTCCGCCGCGTCAACCGGCTCCTGCGCTCGAAGGCGCACCCGTGGATGCTCGCGAGCCTCGACCGCCGCGGCGAGGACGGGCGGCTCGTGGAGCTCAAGTGGACGGCCCGCGGCGACGGCTACGGGGAGCCGGGCACCGACGAGGTCCCCGACGAGGTCCTCGTCCAGGTCGTCGCCCAGATGGCCGTCACGGGCGCGGCCTCGGCCGACGTCGCGGTCGTCCGCGGCAGCCGCTTCGACATCTACGGACCCATCCGCCGGGACGCCGATGCGGAGCGGCTCGTCATCGAGGGCACGGAGGCCTTCTGGGGCCACGTCACCCGCCGCGAGCAGCCCGTGGTCGACGGGTCCGACGCCACCGCCAGGGCGCTCGCGGCCGCGTATCCCGACGACAACGGCGAGGAGCTGCTCGCGGGCGACGACGTCGCCGAGCTCGCCCGCCACTACCGCCACGCGACCGGCCTCCGCGACGAGCTCGAGTCGGAGATCGCTGCGCTCAAGGCGCAGCTGCAGGCGGTCATGGGCCCGGCCACGGCGCTCGTCATCCCGGGCGTCGGCCGCATCACGTGGAAGGCCACGAAGGGCCGCGCCGAGACCGACTGGCGCGCCATGGCGGAGCAGTGGCTTCCGAGCCCGCGCCACGTCGCCGAGTTCACGACCACGAAGCCAGGATCGCGGCGCTTCCTGCCGCGATGGGAGGAGGAGACCAATGGGTAGCCAGGCCACCGCGCTCGTGCGCGTCGAGGAGTCGCCGGTCGCGATCGCGCTCAACGAGCAGAGCCAGGCCCTGCTCGAGCTCCTGCCGGACGCCAGTGCCGTCACCCGGTTCAAGCGCGTCGTGCTCCAGGCCTGCGCCAAGAACCCCGACCTGCTGGCCTGCACGCCGGACTCGGTCGTGACGGCCGTGTTCGAGGCAGCGGCCATGGGCCTCGAGCCGACCGGCGCCGCCGGTGGCGCGCACCTGGTGCCGTTCAACGTGAAGGTCAGCCGGGGCAACGAGCCCGATCGCTGGGAGAAGCGCGCGCAGCTGATCCCCGACTTCCGCGGCGTGGTCGCGATGGTCACCAGGCCGGCGAAGGACGGGACCCCGTCCGACGTCCTCTCGATCGAGGCGCGCACGGTCAAGGAGGGCGACGAGTTCGCCTACACCGAGGGCATCGCGGCCAGCCTCGTGCATGTCCCGACGCTGTCGGCGAGCCGCTCGAGCAAGCCCACCTCCCACGTCTACGCGATCGCCCGCATGGCCAACGGCGCCGAGCCGAAGTTCGACGTCATGGACCACGCCGAGGTCGAGCGGATCCGCGCGAAGGGCAAGCAGAAGAAGGGCATCAACCCCTGGGACACCGACTGGGACGAGATGGCCAAGAAGACGGTCGTGAAGCGTCTCGCGAAGCTGCTCCCGGTCCGCCCCGAGGTTCGCTCGATCCTGGTCCGCGAGGACGAGCTCGAGGCGCCGGCCCCGGTGGCCCCGCAGCTCCCGGCCGCCGCGCCGGCCACCGCCCGCCTCGCTGCGCGGCTGCGCCCGAGCCAGCCCGCCCCGGCCGCTCCTGACCCGGAGCCGGTCGTCGTGGTGGTCGAGGCCGTCGACCCGCTGGCGACCGCTCCCGAGCCGTCCTGGCCCGACGCCATGGACAGCGAGACCTTCGCCGCGTTCCTCGCCCAGCACTCGATCTCGACCGAGTACGCGAAGGCGGTCGCGACCGAGATGTTCCCCGACATGGGCCGCATGGCCGAGCCGGACCGCGCGAAGGCGCGCTCCGAGCTCGCCGCCGCCCTGATCGCCGAGTAGGAGAAACCGATGGCCACCAACCCCGACGGCGGACTGTTCCCGGGCCTCGCCGCCGAGCCCTTCGTCCTGGCGCCCGAGGTCGCGAGCCTCGCCGTCACCGTCATGCGCCTCTGGGAGGAGTTCGGCGACCTCCGCCGGGCGGTGTCCGACGGCGTGCTCGAGATCGCCTACGTCTTCGAGACGAAGCCCTTCGACCCAGAGAAGGAGGAGTTCAAGCCGCACACGATCGCCAGGGTCACGAAGGCGTCGCCGCTCTGGCTGAGCCTCACCGGGCACGACCTGGTCATCCAGTTCCGCAAGGCCTTCTGGGACGCGTTCAGCGACCACCAGCGCCAGGCGGTCCTGCACCACGAGCTCATGCACATCGAGTGGTCCGGCGGGAAGCTCTCGCTGCGCCCGCACGACGTCGAGGAGATGAGCAAGACGGCGCGGCGCTACGGGCCCGCCCTCCCGGGCCGCCGCGAGCTGTTCAACGCGTTCAGCGCGTGGCAGCGCGACCAGGCCGGCGAGAACGTCGTCCCGCTTCGCGCGGTCGACGGCGAGTCCTTCATGGACCGCGTCATGGACAAGGTCGTCGACGAGGTCAACGCCGGCGCCCTCGATGGCAACGGCACGACCGTCACCGCTTCGCGCATCCGCGGGCGCCGGTCTCCCGCGGAGATCACCGTCACGGCCGCCGAGCAGGACGTCCTGCGCGCGGCCGCCGCCAACCTGCGCGGCGGCCGCCGCGTGGATCCCGAGACGGGCGAGATCCTCGACCCCGAGGACGACGGCCAGGGCGGCGAGGCATGACCCGCGTCGGCGTCGACACCAGCCGCCTGGCGGTCGACCGCAGGGCCGAGGGCGAGGCGCTGATCCTCGCCCGGGCCCGTGGCCAGGTGCTGCACCCGGTCAATCCCCCGGCCGTCGTGGACGGGCTCGGCTCGCCCAACCACGGGCGCCGCCGGCGCTCGGAGAAAGCCCTCCTGCGCGCGGCCCGCCGCGGCGTCGTGGTGCTCCGGTGATCCGCGAGGTCCTCGCCGAGCTGACGCCGCGCGAGATCGTCGCGGGCGTGCTGGCCGCGCCCGTCATCGTCGTCGTCGGGTGGGCGTTCGTCGTCGTGGCGATCGTCGCGGGGACGCCGGCGTGAGCGCGCCCAAGGCTCCGGCCAAGCTCGAGCCGATCGTCCCTCACTACATCTGCCGGACGTGCAACCGCCGCCACTCGACGCGGACCGCCATCGGCCAGGAGCACCTCGACTCCGCCCGCGCGCCGAAGAGGGGCCGCTGATGCTCCCGCCCGTCGCCGCGACCGGCGAGCGCAGGCCGTGCAGCTGCCGCTGCGGATGCGCCTGCTCGGCCGCTGACGGCGCGTGCTGGGCATGCCGGCGGGACATCCACGCTCCGTCGGCCGTGGTGCGCCAGCACCTGGTGGACGGTGCAGAGGCGTGGCGGCCGATCCTCGCCGCGCTCACGCCCGACAGCAGCAGCGGCATCAGCCGGCGCGCCCTCGCCCGGGCGGCGGACAACTGGCTCGCCTGGCACGACCGGCAGATCTGCCCGGTGGCCCGCTGATGGCCGGCGCCTCCCTCGACGATCGCCGCACCGGGCCGCGCGACGCGCCCGGCTTCGGCTACCTGTACCGCAAGGTCACGCCCGCGCAGGCCGTGGCGATCGCCGCCTCGCGCGCCGCCGGCGCCTCGATCGACACGCTCGCCCTCGCCTACGGCGTCGAGCGCCGGACGATCTACCGCGCGATCGCGCTGGCCGCACTCCCGGTCGCGGACGTCCGCGTCGCCGACTGGCACGCGGAGTTCGTCATCACGCCCGACGGGCCCGTGCGGGCGACCGCCTGGCACCCGGTGGCCGAGTGATGGCCATCACCCGGACCGGTCCCTCGAACGGCTGCGCCCACGCGCCCGGCTGCCCGCACGACATCGGGCCGACACAGGACCTCGCGGTCTACACCGTCAGCACCGAGATCGAGCGCCGCGTCCTGACCGCGGACGAGCTGGCCGCGCGCGTCACCGCGAGCCAGGCCCTCCGCACGCCACGCCTTCCCGACTTCCGCCCGTCCGCGGGCATGGCCGTCATGCGTCCGGCTTCCCGGTCCGCGCACGGGGTGGGCAGCCCTGCGCGGACCGGGGTACCGGAGCCCCCCGTCGCCGTCTTGGAGGAACCACCCGTGTCGACCACCGCCGCGCCGCCTGATCTCCTGTGCACGACCTGCATCCATGAGGCCGTCTGCGGCAAGAAGTCCACGCTGCCGATCGCGCCCGCCCGGGAGGCGGAGGAGGTAGCGCCCGGCCTGCGTGTCCACTGGACCTGGACCGCCGACTGCGACGACCACCTGCCCCGGATGGCCCTGCGCGAGGGAGTCACGATGCCGCGGCCGCTGGACGTCGTCGACGACCGGGCCGGCCTCGATCCCCGGCCGATCCGCCGCGAGCACGGCCGCGAGTCCTGGCGCACCGACAAGGCGCCCAAGGGCGACCCCAACGACGAGGAGCGCGCGGCCGCGAGCCGCCAGCGCGGGAACGCCGCGATGCTCGCCGCCAAGGCCGCCAAGTCGGACCGCTACCCGCTGCCGCGCGACCGAACCGAGCGCGACCGCGTGGTGCTCGAGGCCGTGCGCTCGACGGCGCGGCTCACGGAGGCCGGCGTCAAGCTCGGGGTCAGCGAGACCAGGGTCGGCCAGATCCTGCGGGAGATCCGCGCCGCGGGCCAGCTGCCCGAGGACATCGCGCAGCTGCTCAGCGAGCGCAACGCCGCGAAGGCGGTGCCGGCATGACCGCGGCCGTTTCCGCGCGGAACGCCCGCAGGGCCTGCGTCCACGGCACCGACGACACGTGCTCGGTCCACGGCGCGGCCTTCCCCGAGATGGCGAAGACGTGCTGGGGCGCCAACAAGGGCTTCATCGAGCTCGACCTGGAGAAGGCCGCGAAGGCCCGCTCCGTCGCGCCGATGCGCCGGACCGCGGCCGCCGGCGAGCGGCCCGAGCACGGGCCCGAGTGCCCCGACGGCCCCCACGCCCACGTGTTCACTCCCGCATCCCCCGCGGCGCCGGCGGTTCCCCCGGCCGCTGGTGCCGCCACCACACCTGCAGCAGCGCCGGAGCCCACCCCGGACGGATCCGCACCGCGCGCCATCGAGGCGGTCGAGCAGGCTGCCCCCGAGGCGGCTCCGGCGGCTGGCAGCCGGCCTACGTCAATTGACGCAGTCCCGCGCGGCGCGGAGTCTGCACACTTCGCCCAGGCGCCCGCGGCTCTCCCCCCAGCCGCGGGCGCCGCTTCCCTGCTCGATCTGCCGCTCGATCTCGTCGACGTCGGCGACAACGTCCGCGTCAACCTCGAGGACCTCGAGGAGCTGGCGGCGTCGATTGCCGAGCACGGCGTCCTGCAGCCGGTCAAGGCGACCGGGCCGCACCCGGACGGCCGCTACCTCGTCACGTGGGGCCAGCGCCGCACCTTGGCGTCCCGGATGGCCGGAGCGGCCACGATCCGGGCCATGGTCCTGCCGCCGGAGGCGGACGTCGATCGCCACGGGTCCGCCCGCTCGATCGAGCAGCTCGTCGAGAACCTGCACCGCAAGGACCTGCCGGCCCTCGACAGGGCCCGGGCCATGCGCGAGGTAATCGACGGCGGCAAGAGCCAGGCCGACCTCGCCCGCGAGCTCGGCATCGCGCCCTCGACCGTCGCCAACGACCTCGGCCTTCTCGAGGCGCCTGAGCCGATCCAGGCACTGATCGCGGCCGGGTCGATCACGCCGGCGCACGCGAAGGCGATGAAGGGCCTCGCGCCCAAGAGCCAGGTCGAGCTCGCCCAGGACGTCGTCGCCCGCGGCTACTCCGCGCACCGAACCGAGGAGGAGGTCCAGCTCCGGAAGCGGAACGCCGAGCTCGAGGCGAAGAACCAGCGAGAGAGCGCCGCGCTCCTCGAGGCTCGCCGGAAGGCCGTCGACGCCGTGATCGCCGAGCAGGTGGCGAAGGGTGTCGCGACCGACGTCGTGGTCGTCGTCGGCGGGGGCTACTGCAACGGCGGATCCGAGGACTGGCTGATCGCCCGCCTCAAGGCCGGCGGCTTCGTGAACGCCCGGAAGGCGAGCGGCTGGCAGGAGGCCGAGCCGCGACCGGGCGGCGCCGTCTGTGACTGCCGGGCGTACCGGGCGAAGGTCACCGAGTCATCGCGGTGGCGGGACGACGGCGGCCGCCTCGTCAACTACGGCCTCAGCTGGGCGACCGCGTGCGTCAACTCCGAGCATCGCGTGGCCAGGTCGAAGGCGACAGAGGAGAGGCGCGTCGCTCGGGAGGCAAAGGCCCACCGCGTCCAGCAGGCCATCAAGCGGACGGCGTCCGGCTGGGCGCTGCCCGAGGCCCGGGCGATCGCCATCGACAGGATCCTCGCCGAGGCGATGCTCTGGGACCTCCTGAGCTACCAGATCCCGACCTGGGCGGGGGCCCACGGCGGCAAGAAGACCAACCCGTTCGCGGCGATCCACGCCCTCAGCGACGAGGATCTCGCGAAGGAGCTCGCCGAGCGCATCGCCGGCGACTTCCGGGACAAGGCCGGTTACCACGTCGACTGGGACGCCCTCGCGGCCGAGTACGGCGTCGAGGACCCGTCATGACCGCGCGGCGGTTCGCCGAGGGCACCGCGGTCAGCGTCGAGTCGTCGCGCGGCGAGATCACGGGCCTGCTGACCAAGCACGGCGTCCAGCGCATGGCGTGGGCGTCCGAGCCCGAGGGCGACCAGTTGACGTTCGAGTTGGCCGGTCACCGGTTCCTGTTCCGCATCGAGCGCCCGACGGCCGAGAGCCTGCGCGCGCAGTGGATCGCGGACGGAAAGCCGCCCACGACCACGAAGTGGCTTCCCAGCGACAACCAGGTCGCCGCCGAGTGGCGCCGGCGCTGGCGCGCGAACGTGCTGCTCCTCAAGGCCAAGCTGGAGTTCGCCGAGGGCGAGGCGTCCACGGTCATGCGCGAGCTCATGCCGTACGCGCTCCTTCGTGACGGGCGGACCCTCGAGGAGGCGATCGTCGCCGGCGACTCGTCCGTGCCCCTCCTGGGGACCGGGCGATGACGCCCCGCTACAGGATGAAGACGGGCGCTGGCCTGCGGACGCGCGTGGCGTGCTCATGGCTGAGCACGCCACCGAACGCCTCCCGCTCGATCCTGCGGACCTCGCGCCAGGCGGCCCGGCGCTCGGGTGTGCCGACCGAGGTTTCGGCCAGGCGGATGTCGGCCTTCCGGAGCTCGTCGAGGAGGCCCAGCAGCTCGTCGATCGGCACGGCGCTACACCGTCACCGCGAGATCGAGGGGGAGCGCGTACAGCAGGACGCCGAGGGCGATCAGCGCGAGCGCGAGCGCCCAGCGGACTGGGGAACGCGTAATCAGGTTCATGCGGCGACCTTTCCCCCCTCCGCGGTCGATCCTGCGCCCGCGAGGGCCCGCCGCGCAACCGGCCAGTCGTACGGGGCGTGCTACGTCGTCGTCACGAGGACCGCAGCGTGGCCTCTCGTGACGGCAATGGCCGGAGGACCCCCCGGCGCGGTGGGGGACCGCTACCACGACGACCTCCGGCCGCGGAGATCGTCTCACTGGAGTCCAGTGTGAGCGCGGGCTTCGCCATCCCCCGCCAGCGCCCGCTGGACGAGCCGCGTCCGCTGCTGCGCGCGCTCACCGAGGACGACCTCGTGCGCAGCTACGCCGCCCCCACCACGCCCGTGCCGTGCGCCTGCGGCACCGACGTCGCCTACACCCGCGACGAGGCGATCCCGCTCGTCGTGGCCCGACATGCCGCCACCATCGCCCACCAGGCGTGGCGCGCCCAGAGGGAGCCCTAGATGGCTTGGCTAGCGCTCCCTGCGCCCCTGGTCGCGCGCCCACTCGTGGTAGCGCCAGACGCGCTCGAGGTGGTTGGCGGTGCGGGGACCGCCGACGCCCATGCACCGGATCCCCGGCCCGGCTCCACATGCGGGGCAGTCGACGTTCATCACCCGGCTGCGCGGGTACTTCGGCGGCTGACCAGGAGGGAGCTCACCCATCACGTCCAGTGTGCACCAGGCGGGGCCCGCCATGCCGCGTGACAACGAGCCCTGGGTGAAGGTCAAGATCGGCGCTCGCCGGTCTGGGAAGATCGCCGCGCTCCCCAGCGACGCGGCCCGCCTTGGGTACTTCTACACGTTGCTCGAGGCCAAGGTTCAGCGGCATATGGGTGTGTTCGACAACCGCGCCCACTTCGTCGAGGTCCTCGGCCGGTTCGGTCGCTTCCTGCCCGACTACCTCGCCGTCGGCTTGGCCCACGAGGCCCCCGGCTTGTGCCCTGAGTGCTCGCGTCGGAACCCCGGAATCACGCCCGGGGAGATCGTCATTCACGACTTCCAGCGCGAGCAGCGCGACCCCACGGCGACCGAACGCCAGCAGCGCTGGCGGGCCGAAGGTAACGGCGTTGTAGACGGCGAAGAGACGGCGATGTCACGCCAGCCAGCGTCTACAACCGCGTCTCGTCGTAACGGCGTTGTAGACGCGACCGTAACGGCCGATTCACGCGCGCCCGAATCGACGGCGACAAGGACAGGGACAAGGACTACGAGAGAGAGGATCAACGAGACCTCTATCGAAGGAGGCGCGCGCGCCGAGCGTCCCGTTGATCCTCCTGCAGGAGAGGCGGGGGACCTCCCGTGGTGAAGGCGACGGCGAGGACGTTCACCCGGGCCCAGTGGGAGGAGGCATCCGTCGCCTGGCACGACGGCGGATTCGACCGCGACACCTGGTCCGCGGTGCGCAGGGCGGCAGCGGAGCGCGGGATGCTCTACCCGCCGGCAGGGTCGAAGCACGACGACATTGACGCGGCGCACCCCAGCCAGCGGTCGATCGTGTACCGGGCCCTGTCCGACACGCCGGGCCGGCTGCTCGAGGTGATCAGCCAGTCGGGCAGCTGGCGCGAGGTCGTCGACGCGCTGATCCGGTGGACAGCGGCGCGGCGCGAGGAGCTCGACGAGATCGAGGCCGACAGCGAGCGGCGGGCCGAGGCGCAGCGGTGGCGCGACCGGCGCGAGGCGCCCGAGCGGCTCGGCGACATCTTCCGGCGCATCTCCGGAGACGGGCAGTGAGCGGCAAGCCCGCCCTGGTCGACGAGCCGGCGTCCGCGATCGCCGCGTCTCTGTGCCTGGTGGCCCGGGACCGCGACGGGCGGACGCCACGCCACCCCCGGCGCTGCAGCTGGTGCGACTACCCGGCCGCGGAGCTTGCCCGGATGGTCGGCGAGTTCAACGAGTGGGCCGGGCTCGACCAGCGGACAGGGCGCTACGCCCGCCACTCGGTGTGGTCGTTCAACGAGCTGCCGGCGAAGAGGCAGGCCGAGCTGGTGCTCGAGGCGCAGGGGTTCGAGCCCGAGCCGATGCCGGCCGCGGAGCTGGCGCCAGTCGATGAGGAGGCAGACCTGCCATGGCTGTGATCACCAGGGGTAGGGGGGCGCAGATCCCTGGGGACCCCGACGGGGAGAGGACCGCGCTCGCTGCCATCTCCGGGGTCAGTCAAGTTCAGGGCCTCCCTGGCGCCGCCCGGGAGGTGACGGCGTGACGCTCCGCCTCGAGCTCAACGTCCGCGGCATCCCGGTCCCGCAGGGCGGCCTCGTCCGGTCCCCGTCCGGCGGGCTGTACCACAAGAGCGCCGGCCGGCTCGCCGACTGGCGCCAGGCGATCGCCACCGAGGCGCGCCTCGCGATGGGCAGCCGGCCGATGCTCGAGGGCCCGGTCGTCATCCACGCCCGCTTCACCTGGCCGCGCCCCAAGAGCCACCGCAGCAGCTCCGGCGGCCTGCGCCCGACGGCGCCGTTCTCCAAGACCACGCCCCCCGACATCGACAAGGCGAGCCGGGCCCTGCTCGACGCGCTGACCGGCGTCGTCTACCGCGACGACGCCCAGGTGGTCCGGCTCGACGCCGGCAAGAGCTTCGACGACGTCGCGCCCGGCGTCGAGATCACGATCGAGGAGGCGATCCCGTGACCTGGCAGGTGAACACCGCGGCAACGTCGATGTCCGGCGAGGTGACCGAGACGCTCGAGCACCCGACCCGCAAGGCGGTGGCCAACGTGACGACGCTGTCCGACGGCACGCACGTCGTGTCGGCGTCATTCGTGCTGGAGCCCGCCGCGAACCCGCGCCGGGTGGCGGAGCGGCTGCTCCTCGGCCACCTGCCGGGCCTCCTCGAGGATGCCGGACCGGACTGGTCACACGGCCCAGCGCCCGTGACCGTCGGCCCAAGCGGGTCCGTTTACGCCGCTCCCCGCTCCGAGGATGCCGCACCCAACGTGAGCCCGGAGCACGTCCACGACCGTGGGTGCGCCTCGCGGAACGTCGATGACCTGTTCCGGGGCGACTGCGATTGCGGAGCCGATGACCCCTGCGGCGACGGCGACTGCGACCAGTGCTACCCGGAGATGGACGAGGACGCCGCTCCCGATGCCGCCCCTACCTACGGCAACCCGGAGGCGTTCGACCACGCCGAGGACTGCCCGATCTGGGGCAACCGCGGGTCGTGCAACTGCAAGCCGGTGGCCGCTCCCCGCTCCGAGGATGCCGGGCTGCGGGAGGCGGCCAAGTCGCTGTTCGACCCGATGACGCACGGGTCGCAGTCCCACCCCAACGATGGGCATGAGGTCGAGACGCTTTGTCCCGAGTGCGTCCGCGTCAGGGCGAGCCGCTACCTCGCCATCCGTCGCGCCTTGCGGGCCGAGGGTGCGATGCCGACCGTCGCTCTCCGCTCCACCGACATGATGCACGCCGCCGGGATGGCGCTGGCAGCGCCTCTGTCCGACGACGAGGAGGCCGACCTCCGGCGTGACGTAGCGGCCTCTGACGCTGGGACGTTCCGTTGGGTCGTTCCCAACGACATTCGCCGCCTGCTCGCCACGATCGACGCCCTCCGAGCCGCTCCCCGCTCCGAGGATGCCGCCCGACGCGAGGCGATCAGCGATGACCGGGCGTGGCAGTCCGGTTACGCCGCCGGTCGCGCTGCAGCGATGCGCTCCGAGGATGCCGGGCTGCGGGAGGCGGCATGGGCGGTCATCACGGCGTGGGACGAGGCGACCGACCCGCGCATCAACAACCGCCTGACCGTCAAGGACTACGACGCCATCCACGACGAGGCCGTGGCTGACCTCCGCGCCGCCCTCTCCGGTGATACCGAGGCCGAGCGATGAGCCCGACCGACTGCCGCCACGACACCATCGTGACGTGGGGCACTCCTGACAACCGCCTATGGGCCTGCGCGTCCTGTTCGCGGCTCATGTACCCGGCCTGTGAGACGTGCGTTGACGTGGGCCACCGCAACGAGACGCACAGCGACCGTGAGGTCGAGGCCCGCCAGCAGGAGCGCGAGCGCCTGGCCTCACTCGTGGAGGGGCTGGACCCGATGACCGAGCCGTCCGACGTGTACGACGCCGGGTTCGCGTGGTGCAAGTCCCGCGTCCTCGCCCTCCTCCGGGAGCCCCAGCCGTGACCGAATGCCGGATTCCGGGCTGCCCCTGCGGCGGCCGCGAGCTGCCCCGCTGATGCGCACCGCCCTGGCGTCGATCGCCGTCGCGGCGTGGGTCCTCCTGGTCGGCGCCGCCGCCGACTTCGACGACCCCTACGCCCGGACGGCCTTCGCGCTGGGGATCCTGGCCAGCTTGCCGGTCGTCGTCGCGGCCGGCTGGGCCGAGGGCCGGCGCCGTGGCTGAGGGCGCCCTGGAGGCGGCCGTGATCGAGGCATGGCGCGTCGCCGAGCGCGAGGCGAGGGCCGCGGTCAAGCGCGAGGGCGCCCCCGCTGGCGGCACCGACGTCAACCGCGAGAAGGCCAGGCGCTTCCTGCGCGAGTTGCGCCGGACCGGCTGGCAGATCACCGACGGCGGGCGCGGTGGCTGAGCGCCCGGTGGTTCCGCGCGAAACGGCGCCCCTGGTCCGGGCGCTGGCCGCGGCGCTCCGCGAGGTTGCCGAGCGCCGGGCTGTCGGGTCGGCCGAGCTGCGGCGTACGATCACGGTCATGAACGGCGGCGAGGAGGGCAAGGCGGCATGAGCTCAGGTCCCGGTCCGATCCCGGTCTTCAAGGTCGATCGAGGTCGCGTCTGGCACGAGCTCGAGCGCACGCGCAACACCGTTCTCGTCGCGCGCTGCGGTGTGATCGCGGCCGAGGTCGACGCCGAGATCTCCGCTACCGGATCCGACGCGCTCCGCGGGCTAGCCGGCTGCAAGTCGTGCCTGTCCACCAGGCGCCCGGTGGTTCGGCTGTGAGCCGCCGCCTGCCGGCTTCGATTGAAGACCTCCGCGGCCTGCGGGCCGCGCGGTGGATCCGCGAGAGCACGGCCGGCCAGTTCGACCGCTACGGGCCCGACGCCCAGCGCGAGCTCCAGGGTCGCAGCGCCCGCCGGTTCGGGATGTTCGACACGGGCCTCGCCTGGTCGGCGGCCCAGTCGGGCGCCACGGTGCACAGCTCGGCCAAGATGCGGGCCATGCTCGACGCGGCGATCGCTGGCGAATTCGACGTCCTGCTCGTTGGCTACGTCGCCCGCTGGCAGCGCAACCTGCGCCAGACGCTCAACCTCCTCGAGGACGAGCTCCACCCGGCCGGCGTCGCGGTGTGGTTCTGCGACGAGGAGCTGCTCAGCAGCTGCGACCGCCACTGGGACCAGCTCGTCGACGAGGCCAAGGGGGCGGACTCGTGGCTCCGGCGCCACCGCCGGCGGGTGAAGGAGGGCTACGAGGCCAAGCGTGCCACGCGGCACGACCCCGGCGGCCGGCCCCCGTTCGGCTTCCGGCGCAACCCCGACACCAAGCTCGTCGAGGCTGATCCCGACCAGGTGCCCACCGTCCAGCGCGCCTTCGAGCTCGCGGCCGAGCGGCGCACCGACCGGGAGGTGGCGGCCGCCACGGGCTTGTCGCTCTTCACCGTCCGCGGGATGCTGACGAGCCCGCTCTACGTCGGCCGGCTGCGCACCGGCGAGGCTGCCCACTGGGCTCCGGTTGTCGACCACGCGCTGTGGGAGGCCGTCCAGGCCGTCCGCTCGACGAGGGCCACTCGTGACGGCCGCCCGCCCGTCCGCCGCGGCTACGCCCTCACCATGCTCCATTGCTCGAGCTGCGGCCGACACCTCATCGGGGACACCGGGCGCTACCGCCACCCCGATGTCTGCAAGGCCTTCACGGCCGTCCGCCGCGAGCCCAGGAAGCGCGGTCGCGGCCAGCGCAAGAACATGCCTGGCAGCTCCTACAGGGCCGACGATTACGAGGCCATCGTCCGCGAGGTCCTCACCGCTGCCTCGCTCGGCGCCGCCGACATCGCCGACGTCATCACCGCCGGGCGCGACCCGGAGCCCGACCGCCTCGCCCTGGCGCGCATCGGCCGGGAGCGCGATGCCGCGATGTCGCGATACCGCCGCGACCGGGATGCGCGGGCCCTGGAAGCGACGATGGGGGCGCTCGACGAGCAGGAGGCCGCGGCCCGCGAGCTCACCGTGGCGCCCGCCCTAACGGCCGCCGAGCAGCTGGCGTACCTGCGGGACCTGGGCCGGCTCTGGGACGACGCTCCGACCTCGAGGCGCGCGCTCGCCGAGTCACTGTTCGAGCGGATCGACGTCCTCGGGCTGCGGAGGATGCACCTCGAGCCGACGCCGGCAGCAGTCGCGGCGGGCCTCGTCGAGGCCTTCGCGAGCGCATCTGCTGGTTATGGTCGGGGCGAGAGGATTTGA